CCTGCTCTGCTTCCAGCTTTTCGACTTCCTGCATGGCGTTCTGCAATGCTTGTTCCATCTGTTGCATCTGCTGCTGTACTTGTGGCGGGATTTGCGGAGCGCCGTCTTCGTCATCCTTCAGATTCGGTGGCAGTGTCTTCTCCAAGCGTTCAGCCAATTGCTCTGCCATTGGGAAGTCGGCAGCTTTCATAATCAGATCGCCAGCCACTTCCATCAGTTTCGGATTGCGCGACGTCATTTCTGTCAGTGCCTGGAACGCTTCCTGGCGGCGTGTGGTGTAGCTCGGCCCGACAGCCACAACAACGTCATAACGACCAACGGACGGGTTGTAGATTTCCTCCACTTCCCTGGTAAGTTCGTTATGGCGCTGCATATAGGCCTTCTGCATGGCGGGGTCGATATTCACCATGTCTTCCTTGCCATCTTCGCCAATAATGCGAATGGTGCGCTGCGTATCGTAAATCTTTGGTATCAGGTCAACGAGAATCTTGCCGGTGTATTTGATGGCCCGCGCAACATTGTCGATAAAGTGGAATGTGGCGGTGTCGCCTTCACGCTGGCGGGCCATGATGGCGCGGCCGCTGGTTTCATTCGACTTTGCGCCAAGCGATGCATCGTATTGACCGCTCGCCATCTTCATCTCTTCGGATGCGGTTGCCATGCCTTGCAGGAATAGCTGCGCAGGAGCAGGCGGGACCATGCGCTGCGGCATGGGGATTTGGTTGCCATTCGCATCCAAATGGTTCCACGGCAGATATGGCAGGTTCTGCGTATTGGCGCTGTCCCAATACTGCTCGTAGCCATCAATCGCATCGGCAGCGGCGATGATTGGCGTCTTCGTCTGCAATGCGCCGTATTCGATGGCGGCGGACGAGTTGTAGTTGTACATGCGCTGCGCATCCTTCAGCGCCCGCGTGTGGCCCTTACGGTCAACCTTGCCGTCTACTTCCACCTCGTCGCCCACAACACGGACGATAGGAATGTATTTGCCGAGCCAATCCTTCTTGTCGAGAACCTGCTCACCGCCAGCGATCAGATACCACTCGACCTTGCAGGACTTGACCGGACGGGATTTGTAGCCGCTGCCCTTTGCCGCCTCCAATACTTCAGGCCGCATCTCCGAGGCAAGCATAGTATTTCCGTTCTCGTCGGCGTACAGGATGTCAGCGACTTCTACCCGGCGGAAGTATTCTGCTACACGGATCATGTCCTTCTGCAGCCAATCACTACCACCAGACGTTTCTAGCGGCCAGGTGACCGCCTCTGCATTCGGGTATTGCGCCTCGAATTCATCCTTCGGCATGTCGCGGAAGAAGAAGCCAAAGCGCGCATCAGATCCGTCCGCCTCCTGAATATCTGGATCGAGATAGACGTTCAGCGGGTTCTTGACGCGCTTGATGTAGATTTCCTGGTCAAACGAATCGTCCGATGCGTAATCGGTCGTGATCCGCCAGTAGCCAAGGCCGGCATCCACAGCGAATTCTTCTGCAGTGTCGTAAGCAACGTCCGCGTCTGAGTTCGCCTCGATATGACGAATGATGCCGTTGAAAATGTCTGCGGTCTTGCGGTCAGCGCCGCTATCGACCGGATACACACGAACAGATGGCTTGTTCTGGCGCGCATCGTTCGTGATCTGGCGGTTGTGCTGTTTGGTCTTGTTGATCGTCAGGCATGGGCGCTTGTCCAGCTCGCGAGACTTGCGCATCGCGTCTTCCCACTGCCAGCCGTTATCCGGGTCGCCATTGGCAAAACGCAAGTCTTCCTTCCACAGATTGCGAGCTTCGTCCTCGGCGTCTTCGCAGCGCTGGAAGCGCTTCTCGACTTCGAGCAGCAGCTTCTCGTCTGCGGTCGGTTGTTTTGGTTTCTTTGCCATGTATTAGCCCATCCACGCCTGGTTGCCGGCGCGGTGAAGAGTATTGAGTTTTGGTTCCTTCGGTTTGCGAACAATCGCCCGCCGCGCTCCCTCACAGGCATAGCGCAGCGCGTCGATAACGTGGTTGTCTTTGTCTTCCAGAACCGGAAGCACAGCGCCCGTAAGCGGGTCTTCCTTGTATTTGTAGAGCGTCAGCTCATCGATCAGATGCTTGCAGCGTGGATGCACCACAATGTCAAACGACTTCAGGAACTCGACGCCCTCTTCCAATGACTTCGGCCCCTTGATTGCGCCCATGATCTTGGGGAAGCCATTCTTCTGCATGTGGCTGATCGTCTCTGGCCTTGCGGAGTCAGCCGTGATAGGCCACTTCTCGCTTTCCGGCACGGTCATAAATAGCGATGGTGTGTCCACAATCTCGCAGCCAACGCGGTATGCCTCATACGGCACGTACAGCTTGCGGCCGACGATGTAGCACTGCACCAGAACTGTCGGATCAACAGCGAAGCCCCAATCCGCACCCTGTCGGATAACCTGCGCAGGATCGACGTCGAACTCTTCTACCGTCCAGTTGCGGAATACGCGCGCTTCGCTGTTCTGCTTGTACTGGCCCAGCCATACCCAGGCGTACTTATCAGGATCGCGGGCCTTGTCGAACTCCATCTCTTCCTGCAACACATCTGGCAGGAAGGGATTGTCGAGATAGTTTGCTTGCACCACGATTGCGTCTTTGGGCGGCACATCGCCACGCAAAAGCAGGTCAATCGGGTCAGTCTTGTTTTCAGGGTTCCAGTCGAACCACAATTGCGAACCAGGCTTGCGAATCGTCGGACGGAGCAGCGTAAGGCTCTTCTCGCTGGCTCTCTGCGCCTCTGTGAACCACGCCCTATCGAATCCCTCAAGCGACTTGATCGAGTCGGCAGTGTGGTTCTGCATGCCCTCGAAGATCGTAACGCCACCATTCTTTGAGAAGATTCGGCGGTCTTGCACGTCAAAGTAAGCGCCGGCATTGAACGCCGCGATCTTCTCTTCAAGCAGCTTCTTTACCGAGAACTCCAGCGACTTCAGGGTCTCGCGCAGACAGACAAAGTCCAACTTGTCCGATACATTCTCTTCCAGCCACAAATCGCCAAAGTTATGCGACTTGCCCGAACCTCGCCCACCATGTGCGCCCTTGTAACGCGCCGGTTGAAGCAGTGGCAGAAAAACGCGAGGCGTCTGAATCCGCAGCTCGCTCACTTCGGATCAACGACTTCCCGGACAATCTTCTCGAAAAGATGCTCACCGTTCGGGCCGGAGCCTGTCACTTGCAACGGCAGAACTTTGCCGACCAGCGTCATAAAGGCAACCGGCTTTTCCTTGGCCTGCTCCATCAGGTATGACACGCCACCTACGCCCTCCAAGGCATCCAAGATCATTTGCTTGACCTCGGCTGTCATCTTGTTCGGCACGCCCTTCTGGCGACCTTTCCCGGCGTTTGGCGGGAGCTTCTTATCTGTAGATTCCTCTACTTTGTTGGCATCGTTCATTTGTTTGCATGTGTCGAGCACAAGTTAGAACATGCAGGAACCGCTGCAAGTCGGCACAAATAAGAAAGCCCGCCGAGGTGTCCCAGGGCGGGCGAAGACGTGCGGTTATCACGTCGAGGGAGAAATTGGAGCGAACCCGGAGAATCGAACTCCGATCCTCTGCTTGGAAGGCAGTGGCTCTACCATTGAGCTAGGGACGCAATACTTGGCGTTTTAGCGTCTTGCCTTGACGATGCGCCGGTTTATCGGACGCCAATGCATAAAGCCCGCTCCTGATTTCTCTGGACGCGGGCTCTCTGGGAATAATGATAGGGAAGTTTTTAGCGGTTTACAAGCCTTTTTGCCCACCCGTTGCAAAAAAGTATCGCTTACGGAAAGCGTCCTTAGCTGCAAGGTATAAAGCATCCTCATCTGGGAAGCTCCATACCATGTAGCTAATGCGGTGTACCTTGTGGATGATGCGGTTGTGGGGCGCGGTCAGGCTATCGATTGCGGCTTGGATCTTGTTCATCTCGTAGCCGTCTGCCGCCTCGCACATTTCCTCGTTGTCCTTGACCCAGCTTACGATCAGGCCGGATACCTTCTCTGGATACCCTTCCGGCGCTTCGATCCCATGCCGCATCCACTCCGCCCACTTGAGCAGCAGTTCTTCGGCTTCGTCCATGTCTCGATTCATTCGCCCTCCTGTTGTGGCTGATAAGGGACAACAATTACAGGCAATTCATCCCCATTCAGGTTCGATTCCATAAGCATGGACGCGGCCTTCAACAATGCGAAAGCCGCCGCTTGTCGATCCTCCCGCGCCATATGCGTGAAATAGTGCTCGTCAAACTCAACCGACACCAAAGCAGCGCCGTCGCTTGGCCGACATTGCCCGGTCATACGGATACTCCAAGCCTCATCCTGTTTAACGGTACTCATCTCTTCTCCTGTGACTTATTGGTTAAGGGGTTCTACAACAAGAGGTAGCTCGCGCTATAGAATGCGCCGGCGCCGCCGATTGCCATCATCAACAAGCACCCCAACTCCGCCTTCCATACGTCAGCAAAGAGCGCCAGCATTGCGCACGCGAACAAGCCACCCAAGGCACTCCCAAAGATGTAGATGGATACGATCAGCCCGATGATTGCCAATATCGTGATGGTCATTCACTTCTCCTTAGTGGTTAGCCGACCCGAACACCTTGAGTAGCTTCGCCAGATCAGCGGCTTGGCTTTCAATCTGTGCACAGACCAACTCGCCAGTCTTCTTGCACACGATGAATTCCACCTCGGCGTCTTGATCCTTCGTTTGCAAGTTCTTCACCAAATCTTTGATCTTCATCACTTCTCCCTTTTCCCAAGCTCAATCACTTCTCGCCCTTGGCGATCTTTTCGTCTATTGCTTGGCTCAGCCATTCGACGTCTGAACCGTGGATGTACGAGCTATTTGAGTTAAAGCCCTTATTCCGTATGCGCTTCAATTGCCGGATGAGCTCCTCCATCTCTCCCGAAATAACAAGTCCTTCGAGGAGAGGTCGGATCTCCTTGCTGCGCGGATTGGAAAGCCAGTCGTGCGCCTTGGTGATCGCGAGACGAATCACGCCATAGATCGATCCGATGCAAATCACCTTGTAGGCCCAAAAGCCGACCAGTACCCAAAGCGCCATGCTCGGCAGATTGGCAACCATCTCGATCAGCAGCTTTAGTTCATCCATCTTCATTTCTCCTTATTGCACCGGCACTAGCCGGAGGTTGGTTAGTCGGTGGCCTTAGTGATGTTGTCCATGACCTTTTCGAGCGCCTGCGCCGTGTAAGGCTTGTCCTCGTCAGTGATAGAGCCGCCCAACGTAATGGCGTCAGCAACAAGCGCCACTGGAGTTTCGATCACAACGCCAACAACAGCTTTCAGTAGATTTCCAAACATGCGTTTCTCCTTGGTTAGTGGTCGTACATAAAAGTTACTGTTGCCGTGATGGCTAATGCCGATGCCCAGTAACAGACATCCTTCATGCTCCCTGCAAATGCCCAACGAATAATGTTCATCCCGTATAGGGTCATGATTAGGTAGTTGAATAGCTTGGGATCGAGTAGGAGTCTCATGCGCTCAACCTCGACGCCTGTTCTGCCAATTCACGCTTGCGTTCGGCCTCCGCTTCCTTGGCCGCTTGCTT